GCTTCGTAAGCAAGCCAAACACCATCGCTTGCAATGAGGCAGTCCATTGTCTGTCCATACTTGTTCTTCGCTGCATGGAAACGACGAACGTACTGACGAAGCTTGTGCTCCGTAAGCGCGCCGACGCCCGTAACATTAAAGCTCTTAAACTCAGGATGCACGTTCACGTTAATAAAATTGCTAGCATCATACTCTGTACCAAGCAAAGTGTTTGCAGCAGTGCTAGAAGCACTACTGTCACCAAACTTCATCCAACTATTGATACCAGCAATGCCTGTAAAGGAATTGCCTGCTTGCAATTTACTGTTTGCATAGCACAACCAATACGTATTATTACCGCTGTCAACAGTTGTTGCTGTTCCATTACTTACAATAGTAATAGTTACTTGACCCTTAAGTTCATCAACAGCACTTACAAACACTTGATGACGAGTTGCAGTTGTAATACTACCAGCAGTAGCATGTTGAGCATCGTTACGACGATCTGTATTAGCTTTTCCAGGAGCACTGCTACTATCCTTAATAACATCCAATCGTTGGCCCACATAGAACCGATCAATTGCATAATTTGTAGGGATAAAAGATACGGTGCTTGTAGAACCAGCAACGTTAGTTTGTGCGGGGAAAGTAAACGAAGCAGAACCCAAAGAGTAACCAGTGTTCTGGCTTGTGTACCAGTAGTTGCACAGCGTATGTGAAAGGTTTTGTGCAAAGCCCTTCAACTTAGGAGCAATCACGTCGCCAATGAAAGCAGGAGTTGCCTCAGCTTGCATTTCGCCCATGGTTACAGCCAAATTGGTGAGCATTGAACGCATACCAATACCCAGACGGTAGCTATTAATAGCAGGACCTTGAAGAGCATCAGGCCAAGTCTGAGTTGCACTTTGAGTGTATTGCTTTGCGCTAATCGCTTTTGTTTGATCGCCGTACAAAACAAAGTCATCATACTGAGCACCTTGTTCAATCACGCCAGTCAGACCGCCGCGATAAAGCTTCAAGATTTTCATATCACGACCAATAGATGAAGCTGGGCCTACACCTTGGCTTGATACGATTGTGTCGCGCCAAGCTGGATCGAGAGTTGGAAGAATTGTATCGACATTCTTATTGATAATTTCTTCAATCTGACCAGAATGACGGTCAAAAAGAGAACCTGATGTTGCACCTGCAGCTACTGGCATGGAAGTATTCCTTTAAAAGAAGTTTAGTGACTCAGACTCGGTCTCGTCCAACATCTTCACCAGCAGCCAAACGACTTAGTGCATCTTTGTTGTATGCATCAAGAGCCGTTTCAGCGTCGCCTGGTTTCATTCCGGGTTTCCAACGTGGAGCCTGGACTGCGGGACGACTAAAAATTGAACTCGTACTGCTATCTGTTTCCGGTGCCCGACCCAATTTGTTCGGGTCACCGATTACCGAGCGGTATTTCGCAAGAACCTGTTCAGTGGCTTTTGCTGTCTCTTCTGAAACCCACGCTTCTTCGAAAGTTCCTGCTGCGCTTCGGCGTGCTCTGAGATTATTCAAAGATTGCTCTCGAATATCTTTTTCAAAATGCGCCTTGGCGGCAAAGGATGCTCCCTTTCCGTTGATCTCTTCAAGCTTGTTGAACATTGTAGTTGCTTCTTTATTGTAATCAAGCCCCATCATGATTTGCGCATTCATACGGCTGTTTAATTGCTCAGCCTTCATGCGGTTCATCTCTTGTGCAGTCTGCTCTGCTTGATTTTGCGCTTGCATAATGGCGTTTGCTACTTGTTCTGCACTACTTTCTTCCGCACCATCATCATTCTTGCTCATACTTTGGTTTCCTTGTTGTTCTTGTTGTTGTGATTGCATCCACTCAGACACATATTCTTCCACCTGATTTCCTTTGTAACCCATTCCAATTAATACTTCTCGTGCTGCCTGCTCTTTAACTCCTAGATCTACATCTTGCCGCATGACTTTAGAAGTTGCGTCGCGAAATTGCACAAGTTTGCTGTAATCGTTACGCATAAACTCTAAATCCTCCCTTGCTTTAACAAGTTCAGACACAGGAACGTCTTCGTCCCCCACGCGCACCGTAGGATTTAAATTTTCAGGAGGTACTTCTAATACTAGTTCTTCGCTATCTTCTGGCGTCTCATCGTCAACCATTTGGCATCATTCCTTCTGGAGGCATTTGTTGTTGTTGACCAGGTTGAGGTTGCTGCATGCCCATCGCAGCGGCCTCGTCTGGAGTTGGGACTTGTTGCGGCAAGGTTTGACCCATGAACTGCAACATTGTGTCCCTAAACTTTCTAAATTCATCCTTTACCTCAGCACTTGCTACCGCAAGAATAGGACTTGTCATAAATCCACCCAAAACTCGCATCTGTACATCGGGTCGAAGCATGTGTTGTGTTAAAATAACTTGACCAGGATCCTGCCCATTGCTATAAAGTTGCAAAATATGCAACACAATAGTTTCAAATGCGCCCTTTTCTTCGTCCATCCACATTGCAAAGTCCAAACCTTCCTTTAACGCAAAGATTTTAAACGCAATAGGATCCGTTAAGCCCGACTTTAACAAGCCCATAGCTTCTTCTTTGCGCGCCACCTCAGACCGTGGATTAATTTGCTTTACCGTAAAGTTCAAATGCCCAATATCTGGAATAGGATTCTTCTCAAAAGACACTGTAGAGTTCTCAATATCAATTACGGCACCCGCTAAATCCAAAGTTACATTAGTAATAGGTATGGTTCGTGGAAACTTTACGATCTCAGCCACCGCCGAAGCGCTCAAAGAACGATACATATTGCCAAAAGCCCTCTGAATACCCATAGATGGGTTGGTCATAGCCCTAGTAATCTGCTCATCTAAGAACTGCAACCCTGTTGCGGAGTCAACTCGACCTTTCTCCTGTATCAAATCTTGCACAGGAGAGATCTGTTGCATTACATCTCGGGCAAATTGTGCCACTTTACCAGGGGCATCACCCGCATTCCACGGTTGGATCATAAAAGGTTTAAAGTTTTCATTCAAAGGATCAGGTGTATAAGGCATTACTCGCAGTCCTTTGCCTACTTCCTTCAACAAAGTGCGCTCATTCATAGAACCTTGTGGCAATACCAAAACACCATAGCGATCCATATCGCGAATGTTGTTAAACAAACTCTTCATCATGCGCTCTGCTTCACGGGAAATGCCAAACAACAAATCAAACATACCCGCCCCATAGAAGGTTCCCGTATCGCAGAAGCGTGCAAAGCCAATAGGACAGAACATTGCAACGTCTTTGTACTCTTCGTCATACAAAACTTCATCACCACTAGTCACAACATAGCGAGAACACGTGCCGCGAGGCCCATCTAACCACAACTCTCGTATACGAATGACCTCAGTCCACGAAGCGCCTGTTACTGTGCCAGCAGTTCCAGCAGTAACTGATGCATTGTTGAACGGATTGCGCACCGCATCACCTGGTTCATCAAGTCCAATGTCTTGTGCGGTGTTGCCGTAATCAACAGCCCACCACTCGCAGGTTTCTTTCTTGTCGCCAAGCTTTTTGCCAAACTTTTTCTCAACCAAATCAATTGGCACCACACGTTGTCGGATAATTCCTGACAACTTTGTATGGTCTTGCTGCATGCTGGGGAATGGGTACAACTCGCGAGGGTGCACTACCTCAAGGTCGGCACTCAAACCAATGGTTGGAACATCCACAAGATGGCCCGTGATTCCACAGCAGCCCAGAGTCACAAAGATGTGCGCAAAGTCGGAGGTAATTTGCGACAACTGGTGATCCGAGATAAGGCTATCGACAATAATTTGAGCGCTTGATCGTTCCCTGATCATGCTCAAACTAGTTCCCTGTCGAATTACCTTAGGCCTTAGATCCACTGATGCAACCCGCGCAACAGTGCGATCAATCATTGATAAAAGATCCTGTGACTGGAACTCCATGTTCCCCTCTTTGTCCATGTAGTGGGGGGACATGCGTCCAGTAGTCGTATCAAACACATCAAAACGTCGAGCACCATTTAAATAATGCCAAGCCAACAACCAAATAGATCGTCGATACGAATACTTAAGACGTTCTCTATCCGTATGCATACGGAGAAATCGTGCGAGTTCTTTAGGATTTGTCGGTAGGGATTGTTGGTACTGTGCCAATTGGTTGCTTTCGTGCTAGGCCTTGAGGTTTCCAAGTTGCTGGAATTTCATCGTCTTCAATTGAAAAGTTTCCCATAAATTTGGGAGACGGATCTTCACTTGCTATCGGCTTTCCTACAGGGAAGTCCCCATTTATGCGGGTATAATAAACTCGAGCCATTGCCTCGTAGTGGAAGTAAGGGATAGTTACATATTGTGTATCAGACTCTGCTTTCATTGCCTTCTATTTCCTTTGGGGGTTGTAGTAGTTCTTGCATATCTTCACCGCTAACTTGGTTAAAGTCAAGCATGGCAAGAACAGGAACTCCATCTTTTGTATATTGCCCAGCCTTCAACATTTCCATAGGGGATTGTCCCCCCACGTCGTAGGACAAGCTCTTGGGAATGCGGAACTTTAAAATAAGAGCGGACATGGACATAGTGTCCAAGTGATCGTCGTGAGCCAAGCCGCCGTCGCGGGCCTCAGGATTAAATTGCTCAATCTGATCAAACAGTTCTCGCCAAGGCTGGTCCATGCGTCGCCACGTTGGCAATTTAATTAGACCAAACTCAAAACGAAACAAAAGGCCGGAGATCTTTGCTTCTTTTTTTACCATGCCTACGCGTAGTGGCATAATACGGGGCAGATGCGTGGTGCCCGTCATTTCTGTAGCGCGTTGTCGCACCATAGTTTCTAACTGTTGATACAAATTAATGGATTCTCGCACTACTTCAGGGTGAATTGAAGGCACTTTCCACTTGTCTGCCATGCGAAATACGTTGCGAATTAACTGATCTTCAGGGGTTTGACCCGCCCACATGTCCAGTACAAACAAACAGTTGTCGCTGTTGACGGCCATTACCATTGCGGTTTTGTAGTCAGAGTCGGAGTTGCTAGTGTACGAAGTGTCTACCGCCATAAAAAGGTGGGCGTTTAGAAGGAAGTCTTTTATGGGCATGGACTTGGTGTTGTCTTTGTCCCCCCACACAATTCGGGTAGAGGAGGTAGTGGGGCTTGTGTCAAAGTCAGGGTTGATGTCTTCTAGCCACCATGCGTGCTTTTCTCGCTCTAGGGGCGGGAAGAAGTTGTCGCCGCTTTCGCCTGGTCGTCCACGATATTCCGCTAGGTAGACGGAATTGCCGATGCGTTCCTTAATTTCCTCTAGGGAGATGAGGTTGGATCCGTTGGGATCGAGCTCTTTGTCGGATCTGGTGAGGGGCCACATCTCGGGCCAGCAGGAGACAAGCTTTCCTGCTTTTTCGTACTCGGAGTCGAGGAGCATGCGTGACCAGAATTCAAAGCGGGGGTCTTGTGCGCGAATTCCTTGTAAAGTTTTCTCGGTTTGCATGGCGTGCCAGGCGTAGTGGCGACGGGAGACAAAGGTTGCAAGCCACCTAACAGAGGTGTTTGGTCGGGTGAGCATGGGGAGAACAATTTTGAAGAGGAGATTTTCAACGTAGTCTCGGAGGACTGCCATTGAGGTGGAGGCTCTGGGGTCATATTCGGGATCGTCCAAAATGTAGCAGCGTGGTCGGCCACCGCGCTGTTTGCTAGAGGCGGAAAGTGCACGGAGCCAGGATCCGTTCTTAAGATACATCATCTCAAGACCAAAAGATGCCTCACCACGGCGTGGTGTAATGCGTCCATCGGGGAAGTCGGGTGCAAAGTCGTCAAAGATACGGGAGTTGTCCGTAAATTGTGACTTAATAATCTGGGAAGTTTGCTGGGCGTTATCGTGGGAGCTGGTGGCGTAGATAAAAGAGAAGGCCGGGCGAGTCAACATCTGTAAGAGGATGGATTTTCGGATGCAAGAACTCTTCGCATAACCTCGGGGAGCAACTGCGATGGATGAGCGGCTTGTCGCCCACTCCTTGTAGATTGCAAGATGCCCCCGTGGCGTTCCTACAGGAGCATCGTCGAAGAATAGGGGATTGAAATCGGCTTCTGCGTCTGGCCATAGGTAGTAAGTCTCAAAGAATCGCATCGAAGAAATAAAATCAACAGCCCGTTCTTTTAAATCAGCGGAAGGCAAGATCCACTGGCGACAAGCATTGATGCGTGCCATACGTTGACCCTCAATAGTGAGGGAATCGTAATCTTCGGGCAGAGGATATAGCGGATTATGCGGAGGTAAGGGTATTCTCTTGATGTCCATCAGTCATTTTTCCAGATGCGTACAATTGCACCGTAAGAATTCTACAAATTCCCTTACAACAATTTACAGGATCGCGTCCCACTAAAGAGTCTTGAATGTATCGAGAAATCATTGGATGAAAATGTTTATTAATTGCGCCGTCTGAATCAATCAAAAGAAATTTCAGCATCCTCCCGAGATTCTCCGGTCCCCCAATCACTTCCATCGGGTTTGAAAGCGCTATGTCGTACAATATTTGGCCCGCTGCTCTCGACATTGCCATTGGGTCCATTGCCGCTAGGCAAGCTAGGGTGGCTGTCAACAATGGATCTTCGGGTGGCTGTGGGATCATTGTTGGCTGGGAAGTAAGTGCTTGCGAATTCGGGACGATCTTGGTTGACGATGCCATCTGTGTTCTCCTGTACTTTAGAAACTAGTCGGGCTGTCTCAAACGAGACTTTAATTTTACGGCCTTCATGTATGTCGGTTGCTTCTGCTGTTTGTCTTTGAATTAATCCTGATGCCAATGCTACCTGATTTAGCACATGTCGTAAACGGGCATGCGCTCTCAAAGAAACTTGCGGGTCATTGTCACGGAAATGTCTGACTAGTGTCTCCATTTCCTCCTGAATGTCAAATCCGCTTGCTTGCAATGCTCCCCCCACGGATTCGCTTTGAAAAAAAGACGTAAGCGGATTAGAACTTTGATTTGGATCTGGTAGTGGAGGTGGCATTATTTCATGTGCTCTTGAACAGCTTTCCAAAATGCAGGGGAGTAATCAGATTCTATCATTTCTCCATCAGATCCCGTCATATTCCTACCTTTAGACTTACCATTTCCTGTTTTAGATACAGCTTTTTTACGAGTTGCATTGCTAGCCACGGTGCGTCGATCTTGATATCGCAACGTTCCTCGGTCTAGGTGCCCTGGAGTTGTACTATAGCTTGACAATTGCATAAGTGGGTTATCTGAAAATTCTTTTGGTTCTTGAGCTAAAATCTCTTTATAGGTTTTAATTTCTTCTTTTAATCCAGATACGTAACCTTTATTTTGCGCGCCTTCCGTGCGAATTGCAGCACCATAACGTCCTTTATAAGTAGCAGATTTCATTAGTGCTTGTGCCAATTTTTCTTCGGCTCTTTCAACACTATTTCCTAGCCAAGTTCTAAAAGAAGTAGATTGTCCCGCAGTCTCATTTTCTCGAAACTGTTTCCATTCTTTCCTTAATCGTTCTAATTCTCCGTCTTTACGTTTAAGGTCACGATTTGTATAATCCATAACTTCACGTCGCTCTGGCCCTTGATATGTTTGAAGTTCCCTGACTTCAGAAGAACGAGGGTTAGGACCCACTGGTCTAGTTTCTATGGGGACGCCTGGCATAACAGGGCCTCGTTTTATTTTTGTAGATGGTAGCTCAAGTGGCCACAATTCAGATTTAGCGGAGGCAGACGGCGCTACTTTAAGCTGTTTTGTTATTTCTTTAATCGTGCCTTCTACAAATCTAGGCAATGCTCCTGATGGCAAAGCATCAGCCCTTTCTATTAATGATCTTAATCTTGCTTGTGCTGGACTGTCAGGAATTTTTTGGTCTGGTTTTACTCCAGGTTCCCTGTAGTCAGCAGGAATTGGACCGTCTCCTCTAGTTGTAGCTCCCTTGTTTAAACCTTCTTCAATTTTAGCTTCCGCTGGACTAAGACTCTTCATACTCATAGGTGTAAGTGGGTCCATTTGACGACCCGCATTTTGTTTTGCTTCTAAAATTCTAGAATTTGTCAGCAATTCTTTTAACTGGTGGTGTCTTAAAATTTCGTGGCCTAGTCCTGCTTGTTCTACGGTGGCGCGCTCTCCGATTTCCGCACTTCCGCGCAAACCAGAGTCTCCTCCTAGAGGTTTGTACACCATTTCAGTGGCGGCCACGGGGCTAAGTCCTAGTTTTTTATACTCATCAATTATTGCTGTTACTTCTTTAGAGCCTTCAACAGGATCCATTTTGCCGTTACTAATTTTTTGCATAAACTTTTTTAACCTGTCTGTTACAGGCGCAAATCTAATTGATTCAGACTCGTCAAAAATTGGCTTTGATTCTGGTTCACGTTTGCCTTGGGCGTTTTCCATGGGCCGACCAGTCTTAGGATCAAAGACGGTACCCCCACTAAGTTGTGTTTTCCTTTCGCTACTAATGTATTCGTTGCCACGGACAGGAACAGATCCACGTCCACCTTCTTGTGCAAAGTTAAAGTCAGGTGTTTTTTGCAACTCTTCTAGTGACCGCGATGGATTAAAAGTTTTAGCACTTTCAGGTTTTAAATCTTTAAGTCGGTTTATAATTGAAGCTGCTTCACCTTTTTTTAAACCTTTTATAAGTTCTACAAGTTTGTCTTCATTAGGATTAGAAGAAGGTAAAATTTGAGCTCCTGGTTTAGATCTAGCCAGTTGGAGCTCTGCATTAGACATGTTAAGTTCGTTCATCTCTAGTACAATTTGATCAAACCATTCTTTTGAAATGTCAATTTTTTCAGATTCTTTAATTGTGTTTGTTGTGGACGGTTTTCCTAATTGAAATCTAAGAATTTCTTCTTGTTCAGCAGTAAGAGGAATATCTTGTTTGTTTGGCTTTCTTTTTTTTGCAGGGAGTACAACTTTTTTGGCGGCTTCCTTTGCTAGAACTGTTTCAGAATCAAGATTGTCAATGCGTTCTTCCCGCATTTCTTGTTGGTTACGTAGCTGTTGTTCGTCAGGATTGTAGTAGCGTTGTTTGCGGCGCAACATGTCCGCTGTTCCAGCGGATGCTTCTTTAGGTCCTTCTCCTCCTGGGTTAGCTTTAAAAAACTCATTAAGTTTTTTCTCTTCCCCCCACATTTTTAGAAGCTCTCCGTCTGGAGATGTCTTTTTAACTAGCGCCATTGCATCTTCTATAGACATTGGCGTAGGTTGTCCTCTCCATGAGTACAAAATTTCGCCTGTTTGTTTATCTAGTTCCGATTTAAAACCTGGGTAGTAGCTTGGCAATGCTCGTTTTTTAAATACAAGTTTTTCTGCTTCTTCTTTAAAGTTAGGGTTTGCTTTTTGCTCAGCAACTATGTTGCTTGTAAACCCCATGGCTTTAGGGAGGGGGACATCTTCAACGTCTTTAAGTTCTAAGATAGGAACGTGTCTTGTTATCTTGTCGCCTACGTCTGTGGTTTCAACCATGCCTCCCGCGTTAGATTTAGCAAGGGTGTGCAGTTCTTGTTCTGCATCCACCATTCCTGGTGTTGTAGGAAGTGCTTCATTTTCTAAATAAGCTGCTAGGGATTGTTTGGCTTCTCCTTCTGGAAGGGCTGCCATTCTTTTTTGAATAATGCGTTTTCGTGTTTCATCTATGACGTAAGGTGAAACCATAATGCTTTCGGTTTGACCCTTGGCCATATTAAGAACATCTCTAGCTGATGCGTGAGCTGGATATTTAGCGTGAATTGCGTCTAGAGTTGTTAAAATTTCTTTTTGAAATTCGTCTGGAGATACTTGCCCAAAGCCTATTGGCAGATCTATTTCTGCTTTTGGTGGAATCAAAGGAAACGTTGGGTTATCTTTAGGAAACTTTAGACTTAATCTATACTTTGTGTTTGTATTTAGACCTCGAACAATTGTATTTAATTTTGATTCTAAATCTGGAGTAAGAGCATAGCGCTTCATCTCGTATTGGATAGCTGCAGCTAAGTGGGGATCTGAAACAGTGCGACCTCCTACAAGTAAACCTGAGTCCCATTTTTTAGAACCTGGTTGAGCGCCTCTGGTAGTTACGTATCCTGCAGGAGTGTGGTCTGTAAAGCCGCTTCGAGCCCAACCTGTCTCTTTAGTCCAGCCTGTAATTTTTTGGAGCAGTGGAGAGTCTGCTATTAGAGCTTCTAATGCTTGAAGAGAAGTTTTAACTGTTGCAGAAATTGTCTTTAGGTCTGGAGGCATTACTGTTTGATCCGTGCTTGGGTGTCTTTAAGACGGGCGACCACTTCGCCTGCAGCAGATCTTATAGTGCCGGGCTTGACTATGCCAAACATCTTTCGACCTTGTTCTATAAGGTCCACTGATTGATCTAGGTTGTCTATTATTTCTTGTGGGGGGAGTTTAGTGCGGGCATTAGGCCTTTGACGAGATCCTGGTAATGAGAAGTCAGGAGCGCCGGGGCGTGTAATGGTGCGCATAGCAAGCATAAAAGAGATAAGATCTATGATGACTGTGTCTTTAGGGCCCTTTAGCATGGGGATAGATAGTTGTCTAAAGAGTTTACGGAGGCTTCGACGGTTCATGCCAAGGGGTGTGAGCTCTCGGAGTATGTAATCTTCGCCCACAAGGCGCATCCCCCCACCAAAGGAGATGTACATCAGGTTGGGGGTCACAAAATTTTATCCGTATGCGGAATAGTTTGGGTATCCATAAGGTGGTTTGTTTGGTTGCTGTGGTTGCGGTGGTTGTGGTGGTTGCGGTGGTGGCGTAAATGCAGGTTGAGGTTTAAAGCGATCATAGCGTCCGCTGTTTTGTTGCCCGTATGGGGCAGGTGGAGGTTCTACTGCGGCTGCAGGGGCTGGTGGAGTAGGTGGTGCTTCAAACTTGTTCCACGTTTTAGTTGCATAGTTTTCATCTGGGGTTGCACCAGGTGTGTCACCATTAGGATCTTGACCAGAAGCATTTAATTTATATTTTTGAGCCCACATGCGTGCAATGGTGGGGGCAGCACGTGCTGGATTTTGTGTTAGTAGGTCAAATTCTTGTTGTGTAATGTCTCCGTCTGCCAACATTGCACCAGCTTTTTTCATTACATCATTTTTTTCTGTTTCTACTCGAGTGTTTTCAACAGTTTGGCCGTGCACTTTATCTTGAACAGCTTGAGCTTGTATTTGTGCTTCTTTTTCTTTAGCTTGCTTTGCTGTTTCTTTGGTCTTTGCTTCTTCTGCTTGACGAGCATTTCGTTCTTTTACTTCTTTTTTATCTGCAGCGTCATGAACTTTTTTAATTTCTTTGTTTAACCAATCTATACGTGCACGAAGGTCTCTGTTTACTTTGTGCCATTCATCTGTTTGACCTTGAAAATGATCATGAGGTCCCACACGATCTGGTCGTTTTAGTTGTTGATGCTCCATTAACAATTTTTGCGCTTCTTGCAAGCTAGTCCACAAACCATTGTTTGCGTTTGCAGGTGGTTGGTTTGGAGTGTTTGGAGTGTTTGGAGTGGAAGTTTGACTTCCAGATTGTGGAGGTATGTTTGTAGGGCTTGCTTTGCTTCCAAATGAACCTATTTGTCCGTTGCTTCCAGTTGTTGGTGGAGTTGCAGGTGGAGTTGCAGCTGCTGCTGGGGTTGTTGGCGTAGTTGTTGCTGGTGCTGCTGGTGTTGGTGGAGGTGTTGCAGCAGGTGTTGTGGCTTTTGTAGAAGGAAGAATTCCTGCAGAAGAAACAGGCATTGCAGAAGCAAACTTGTTAGTTCGATATTGTTCCATTCTTATTCGCAATGCTTCGCGTTCTTGTGAACCAACAGGAAGAGACTGCATTTGTTTAAGCATTCCTTGATACATAGTATCATTGTCCCAATAAGCAGCTTCATCGCGAGGAGTTCCGTAAGTTCCAACACCTCCTGTGGCACCCCCTGAATATGTTTGGCCATCAGATCCAAACATAAGTCCTTCGTTTGGTCGTGAAAGAAATCTGTTGTTTACGTCGCTTTGTAATTGAGGTTCTGGTTTATACATTTTATTTTTCCGTTCTTATTGTCGAGGTGATGTGACTCTTGAGGCTGAGGGGCGTTGTGGGCCTGTGTAGTCTGTTCTATTTTGACTACCTGGTTCAAATGCGGAATCGTGAGCTGCATTTATTAATCTTTGTTTTTCTTCTTGACAAGCTTGGTATTCTGGTTTATCTTTGGGAAGGCTCTCGCAATCTGGTAGTGTTGAGCCCCCTAATCCGCCCCCCATTCCACCACCATCTTTATTAAAAGACTTATTCATATCCATTAATTGTCGATAGATGTCGTCGTTGGTGTTTTGTAGGTTGGACATAAAAATCTTTTTGAAAGGCGTGAAATGAAGGCTTTAACACAGAGAAATCCGTTGGCTAGTGCGGAACCGATGCACATTGCAAGGGCGATTATAAGGGCAAGGTGGACTACCCCGCAAGGGCGGATTGGTTTATGGGAGTGGCGGGGGGAGCCATGGGAGTGGTACGGTGGAAGCTGGGTCCGTAGGGATGACAAATGGTTGGAGGAAGCATTGTGGTTGAGCATGGAGGACGCACATGTAAGCACTCCTACTCAGGCTGGTGTTATTGTAAGGAGATTGGGGCCCACGGTGCAGACTGTACAAAATGTAAACTGTGCTTTGAGGGCCTTGATCAGAATGAAGCATACTGTGAGTCCTGCTTGGTTGGGTACGGGGGATGGTCCCGTCTTGGGGCGTTGTGTTGCGTTTGATGACGTGATTGTAGATGTAAAGACGGGCGAAACAAGTGTTCGGGATGAATTGCTGTTTGAGCCATGCGTTATTGGGTGTCAATGGGATCCTATGGCAAAATGCCCTGTTTGGGAAGAGTGTGTTAAGCAATGGAGCAATGGTGACCCGAAGTGGGTGAGTTTACTAAGGAGAACAATGGGTGCCATGTTAATGCCTGGGCGTAAGTGGCAACGTTGGATGTTGATGCAGGGACGGGTGCGAGGGGGTAAGGGCACCATCATGAATGTAATGAAGGGTCTGATTGGTGACGGATATCGAGGAGTGAGCATGGCACAGATGAGTAGTCAGTTTGGATTGTGGGGTGCCGAGGGCGCGCGGGTGTTAAGTGTCAGCGAGTTCGGAGCATTGAACAGCAAAGAAGGGGAATTGGCGAGTGCCAACCTAAAGTGCGTGGTTGGTGGGGATCCCGTGACGATTGATCGGAAATACATGGAGCCGTTGCGGGATGTTGTGTTGCCTGGGTTTTTAGTGGTGCAAAGCAACGAGATTCCTAGGTTAAGTAACAGGGGACAGGGATTGGCTAGCAAGATGCTGGTATTGCCCTTTGCTAATAGCTTTTTGGGTAAGGAAGACTTGGATTTGGGTGAGAAGTTGGCGAATGAGCTGCAGGGAAT